AAAGCTTTGTACGTGAACGCGCGTTTAATCCCCGGTCCATGCTCCCTGAGTGCGTCTGCATGCTTCAGTGGTTTCTTAATACCGAAACCATAGGGCTCCCAAAGATCAAAATGACACCTTCTACCCTCTAAAGTTCTAATCACACCTGCATCCTCCGCTTGCCTTGTCGCTGCTTCTGATAACATTTTTACAAACGGCGCTCGCTGGTGATATGTTTTTAATAATTGTTCGGCTGCATCTTTCATTAATCCTAATTCAGCCATCAGTTTGTTCTTGCCCATACCATACATGATACCTAAGTTTATAGTCTTAGCCTGTTTACGTTCAATGCCGGCCATGTCCGCAATCATTTGGTGAAAGTCTGCGCTACCATCTTTATAGGTATCAACTATCGATCCTGTGCCCTCCATCTTCATTAAAGATGCAAAGTGCACTAATATTCTTGGCTCTTGTTGGCTGTAATCAAAACAACCCCACATACATTTTTCCTCTGGTATAAATAAACCCCTAATCATCGGTCCAAGCTGCTTGTGCCTTGCTGGTATCTGCTGCAAATTCGGGTTGCTGTAACTAAACCGTCCAGTAACCGTGCCACCCTGGTCCGATCTTATCTGGTTGATGTCAGAGTGAATCCTGCCTTTGTGTTCGTGTTTTATTATTGTATCAATAAATGTTGTGTTCGCTTTGTTAATTTCTCTAGCCTCACTAATAAGTTTAGGCAGCTCTGCTGGGTTAGTTGCTAAAAAGTTTTTTGTAAAACTTGGTGCTCCTTTGTCGGTCCGATCATAGGGTAGCTTTAATTTGTCAAAAGCTTTTGCAATTGATGCAGCAGCCCATATCTCTACCTCAAAACCTGCAATCTTATTTATATCTCGTAACAACTGACCTTCTGTCACTGTCAGCTGTGTCTTAAGTGCTACAGCTTTTTCAACATCAACGCGTACACCTTTAAATTTCATATCGACCAGGCATGGAAACAAATTAGTTTCTAAATTAAAAACATTCCACAGATCTTGTTTTGAAATTTCATGTTGTAATGCCTGCCACAGCTTCAGTGTGATCTCCGCGTCCTTCTCTGCATACTCACCTACAAACGGTGCCGGTAATCGCCACATCTCTGCCTTTGGATTTACTTCCCAATCTTTCGCAGCTTCTCTTAAAAGGCTTTCGTTTTTACGCATACCAATATAGTCTTTACCAACAGAGTCTAATGTGTAACTAAATCTATTCTCATCACAAATGGATGCTGCAACCATCGTATCAATGATGCCACCGTTTATGTAAAAGCCAAGTGACCTGATCCAGGATACATCGTACATGGCATTGTGAAATATTTTTGTTGATGTCGTTTGTAGTAATTCTTCAAACCAATCCAAGACCAATGCGCGGTCCATGTTCCCTCCACCTTCATGCCCTATAGGGAAGTAACCGGACCATCCTTCAACCGCAACGGCGATACCAACAACCTCACCGTCTCTTCTTACCGCACCTGAACCCATAGTCATCAGGTTTGGATCTCTTGTTTCTAAGTCAATGGCTATTTCTTTGTGACTAGATAAATCAGGTAACCTATCTGGTGGCACCCACTCTGTATCTGGTGTAAATAGTGGTTGCTGTAATGTTCTCACTTATATTCTTCCTTCAATTTGTTCAAAAACCAAATGGCTTTTTCTAAGTCTTCTAGCGGTTTGCCTTTGTGCTCATGGCGCCAAATATACTTTATAGCTGAACCCTGTAGATAGTATTTAAAACCATCGCCCTGGCAAGACTTAATTGCATCAATGCAACCAATGCCGCCTTTGTTATAGTGTGAAGGGAAATTCACTGGATCGTGTTTTTTAGACATATGTGCAGTCTCCTGTTTCTACGTTTACATTTAAAATATTGACACCAAGATTTTTTTGTATCGGTGTCAGTGATCTGTTAATTTTATATCCGTCTCTCTTTCTTACACATTCTGATTTTACATCTATTAGTATAACTTCATGTTCTTTAATGGCAACAAGATCAACAGCCCCCTGCTGTGACATGTTCCTGCAAACTAAATACCCTTGATCCCATAACCACATTGCAGCAATATATTCTGCCTTGTCGCCTTTTATGTGTTCATGAAATCTCAAAGTATGTATGCCCTATCATAGTTCTTTGGCTCTAGTATGTGTAACGATTTTTTTGCCCGTGTTACAGCAACGTAGAAAGACCTATGTAATTCATCTGGATCACGATCATCGTTGTCCACAGCAGACTTAGTAATATCAGAAAAAAGTAATACATTATCAGCTTCACCTCCTTTTGCTCCGTGTATTGTTGATAAAATTATTCTTGGTGTTTGTGTAATCTTTTCTTTGTTAGCTAACATACTACGTATGTAATTTTTTGTCGTCGTATCCAACCATGAAAAAGCTTCAAACCAAACAGCATCTGTTTGTAATCCATGTTCCGCTATACATTCTCCTATTTTATAGCGTTTTTCTTCATGCATTGTTTTACCTTTTTTGTATCCTGGGGCAACATTTTCACCAAGGTAAGAATATATATTTTTTATCTGCAAAGTTGCTAACTCAAGATCACCCTTTATCCATCGACCCCAGTTTACTATTGAATTCATCAAGTCTACCTTAACAGAGTTAGATCCTTTGTGTGAGTAGTACCAACCTTGCAGTTCACAAAAATTTTTTACATCATTTAAAAAATGGTGAGCTGTTGTTAATACCAACCACTGACCTTGTGACATATCTACTTGTGCTATGTCAGAGTATCTTGTCAGGTCACCCATTTCTTGTCTTGGTAAATAACTTTTATCATACCTGTTAGATACTTTATTAATAATTTTTTGTGAGAGATCATGTATAGGTCCCCCTGGAACTCTGTATGATTGACTTAATGTATTTATCTCATCTACTTCTTCTTTAAGAGCGATAAAAGTATCAACGTCAGCGCCAGCCCATCTAAATATAGCCTGATCGTCGTCCCCTGCAATGTAAGTCTTGTTTGCTTTCGACCATAGAGTCCGGACCATTCTCCATTGTAGAGGTGAGAGGTCCTGTGCTTCGTCAATAAACAATACATCAAGACTCGGTGACACATCTTTTTCAATAAACTCTTGAAGCATGTCATCATAATCTACTAATCCTTTCTCTCTTTTATACCTCGTAAGTTCTTGATCTATAAGATATAATATATCTCGCTCAATATCTAAACTGTGTTCGTTTTTGTCGTATTGATCCAACACAGGTATTTCTAAAACCCTTGCTTTATTTATAAGTCTTAAATACTCATTATCAGAATTAAAAATGCCATCCTCTGTGCTGTGCCATGCTGTCTTTATTGGTATACCCATTTTTAAACCAAAGTCTCTGTAGTCACTTGGTTTCATAACTCTTTCTTTTTTTAAACCTAACATTCTAAAAGCAAGTGAATGTAAAGTTTTAAAATAGGGTATATTCTCTTGTTCTATCATAAATTTTTTTTCTGCTCTTGTTATAGCTTCGTTGGCAGCTTTTCTTGTAAAAGAAAAATAACCTATCCTTTTTATGTCTGTCCCAGCTCGTATGAATTCATCCACTAAATCCAATAGTGTTGTTGTCTTACCTGTGCCTGGTGGACCAAGTATTATAGTTTTCAGACCATGCCTCCCTCACTGAGCATTCTTGGAGATCGCTTTCTTTGTTCTTGTGCTCTATTAAAACTTCCCCAGTACGCCTCCTCCCAGAACCTTGCCTTGTAAAGTCTTTTATTTATTTTTGTAAAACTTTTTGTTATGCTTTTTGGCATCCAAAAGTCTAGTGCGTCTAGACTTGTTGGTCCATTTGGAACACTTATTAGTCTAGCTTTTTCTGTTTCTCTTATAAGTTCAAATCTTATAGGATCTGTGTAGTAGTCTATATTATCGTATTTATACATTAGAAAGGTACCTCCTGATATTTTTCTTTACTAATTTCTGGTTTGTTTTTTTTCATCGCTTTAATTTTTATAACTCTTGGCGTTTGATTATTTAAAGTCATACGCTCTTCTTTTATAAAAATATCTTTTAAAGTTTTAATTAAGTTTCCTGTTTTAATTTTATCTATTTCCCAGTTGTTACGTTTACAAAAAGAATAAAAGTCATCCATTCTAAAATAAGTGTAACCTTCGTCAGTCCATGACATTTTATTTAACATGTCCTCTTTTGTTCTTGCTGCCGGTCTATTGACTGTGAAGTCATACAATAAATTTACTATTTGGTTTATCGGATCTAATGACTCTAGTGATTCTATCTCTTGCAAATTTTGCATTAAAGTTTTTAAATAAACTTCTCTCCAGTCTGCTGCCTTTGGTATGGGTGATACTACGTTAGCTTGATCTAACACTGCAATTGCAAATAAATTAGGATTGTGTAGTTGTTCAGTTTTTAATTCTACTCTCTTACCACCAACATTTAAAAACCATTGTGGTGGGTTAGATGTAATCTTTGTTAGTGTGTCTAGCTCTGGCATTTGTTCTTCTTCAAACCCAACACCAAACTTTTTAGTCCTGCATTTAGCAGCATTACAAACACCACATATTGGTTGTTCTTTACACCTGTATTTATCATAGCCACGTTTACCGACAGACTTTATTAGTTGTTGCACTTCGTTAAAAGATAAAGGAGGGTTCATGTATTTCTGATTGTCAGACATCAACATGTCCTCCCAGTTGTCTGGGTTCGCCTGCTTGTGATATACAGCTACATTAAACAAAGCATTGTTCCGCGATCCTTCACCAAAACCATCTTGTGCCAGAGTATTTAAACAAGGTGGCCCATCTTTAAAAGCATCGTTGCTTTGTGTTTTTTCTTTAACAATAATATTTTCTATTTGTTCTTTTGTCTGCACCCACTCATCATAAATAGAATAGAATGATTCTAAACTAGCAGCCTCACCGCCAGCTTTAAACGTATACCTAAGTCCTCTGATGCCACCGTGATAGGGTAAGTTTAAGAAGTTACCCGTGTCTCCACGCTCCACGAGTATCTCAGTTTGTTTTGGAAATATCTCACTACCACCGAAACCTAAAGTCTCAGCCATAGCTTTTAGTTTAAAATCTTTTGCAAATAAAAATAGATGCGCTCCACCAGACTTTGATCTGAATGTCACTAAAGGGAAACCAAACCCCTTTATGTTACGCATAATAGACAAATGATCTAAGTTATATTGATCTACATCAATACAACCCCACTTACATTCATTGTTCTCATTGATTGGTATAACTCCAAGAGCTGGATCTTTACCCTCCAGGTGCTCTTCCCAAAGTGTATCTGTAACCGGTTGACGTTTTATAAAAGCTTTGCCTTCTGCTTTACCTTTATCTGTAGTCGATCCTGATAAAATTAATTGTCCGTAAGCACTATTATTGCCTTCAAATATTTCTTTAAACTTCATTTCTTTGCCTTAGGTCTTCCTACGGCACCACCTCTGTTTGGCCTCCAAGTTGGTTTACAAACTTCGGTGCAATAAATTTTACTTTTTTGCCATTTTGTTATGTCGAACTTTTGGTTGCATGTTGGGCAAATCCTTGGTCTTGGCATCTTTCTTTTGTTTCCTTTCTTTTGTTTCGTATATATAGTTCTCTTCAAGTAGGCCCATGAAGAGGGGGGAGTCTATCCATGGGCCAATCATGATTAAAATGGTACCGAGTCCTGTGTCTTGGACTTAGTATCTTCTTCACCATGTTTTGCAGTAACGTCACCTTTATTAGCGCTTACAGCAAAACTCTTTGCCTGCTCGTATAGACCTT